CGGCGGAAGCGTGCTGGTGTCGATGAAGCTGCCGTCGATGTTGGGCTCGCGGTCGACGACGTCGAGGACGACCAGGTCGCCCTGCTCGTTCGGGCCGACGTCGACGAGTTCGCTCTCGCCGTTGTCGTCGTCGCGGATTCCGGTCGGCATCCGGTCGTAGAGGCTGTGCGGCACGAGCGCCTCGAGAGCCTCGTCCTGGTCTTCGGCCGCGACGTGCGCGACGCGCTCGACGGTGAGCGGCTCGATCTGCAGCTGGTCGCCGTCCAGGTGCGCGGCCAGCAGCGCCACGGCCAGCGTGACGATGCCGGTGATGTCGTCGACGGTTAGGTATTCGAGGTTGCTCTCGCTGCCGTCGGTGAAGCTGATGACGCCGCCGTCGGGGCTGTAGTCGACGGTGTCGCTGACGGTGATGCTGGTCGCGCCGATCGCGACGTCGCCTACGAGCTCGCTGCCGGCGACCTCGTCGACGACCTGGACGACGTTGCCGAGCATCAGCCGACGCCGTCCTTCGTGTAGCCGATCTGCATCGTGTTCGATGCGTCGAGCGGGATCGTGAACGTCTCGAGCGGGATCTTCACCTCGTAGCTCTTCGTCTGCACGGTGACGTAGTCGAGCTCCTCCAGGAAGGGCATCGGCAGGCATTCGAAGCTGAGGTCGAGGCCCTCCTGGCTCTTGATCTGGAGGATCTCCTGCGCGGCCGCCTTGCACCCGCTGGTCGTCTTGATCGTGCTCGCGTCGACGAACTCGGTCATGTACCTGGCCTTGCCGTTTCGGCCGATCGCGTATGGGCTGAGCGGGTGGCCGGGTTGGAGCGTCGCGGAGCCGCGGTGCTGGAAGTGCTTCTTCTTCACCGTCGTCGTCGCGCCGGTGACGACCACGTGGTTGCGGCCCATCAGCGCGTCGAACTTCACGATCGGGTCGGTGGTCAGGTCGCGGCCCTCCTGGAACGTCAGCATCGGCGTGCGCGTGCGGCGCCGCGCGCGGAGCTGGCCCCTGCCGTTGTAGTAGGCGTAGTAATGGCCGGCGATCTTGACGAGGCCGTTGTACTCGACGTCGACCTTCTTCCCGCGGCGCTTCTTGCCCTTGCCGTGGTAGACCTTCTTTTGGCTGCTCCACCCGAACTTGACGATGTCCCATGGCTCGTCGTCGGGCTGCACAGCGCGGCGGCCCTGGAGGCGCTGCGGCATGTCGGGCAGCAGGTAGCGCGTCTCGCCGACGCGGTCCATCACGTCCTTGATCGCATTGTCGACGCGGCGGCCCTTGCGGATCGTGTACCCCTGGGTCGCGAAGTGCGGGTCGAGCGCGAGCGCCTCCTTGCCCTGCGCCTCGATCGTGACCTGCGCCTGCTGCCGCTCGAAGTTTGTGATCGGCCCCCAGAAGGTGGGGATGTCGATCCAGCCGAGCGGGTCGACCTCGACGCCGTACTCGACCGTGACCTGGTTGTCGGCGAAGACGGCGCCGCGGGCGGGGCTGCCGGCGTCGAAGCCGAGGCGGTGCTGCGTGTCGACGAACACGAGGCTGAGCGACCGGGTGATGTCGGCGGTCGCGTCGACGTTCACGCTGCCGCTCGTGACCTGCTCGATCGGCATGGTCAGAGATGCGATCGCCTTCTCGCGGTTGTTCAGGACGTGGACGGTGACGCGGCGGCGGATCGGCCCCTGCTCGCCGCGCAGGCACTGCAAGAGCGTGCGCTTGTCGGCGGCGGTGAGCGACAGGTTCAGCATGCGGCTACCCGCCCGACACGTGGAAGGTGAACTCGTCCTGTTGGAAGAAGGCGAAGCTGCACGTGAACATGCGGTCGCCGGCGAGCTGCGTCGGGCCCACGGCCGCCTCCTCGACCACGATCGGGATGTTCAGGTCGCTGACCACCAGCCGCAGCGTGGTGATCCGCCCCTTCAGGTCGAGGAAGGTGTCGCGGTCGGCCTTGCTCAGCAGCGACCCGGCGATCGACCCCTCGTAGCCGCGGATCGAATCGACGACGCGGACGGGCTTGCGGCTGCCGGCGACGTCGTAGGTCGTGCCGATCTCGCCGATGGAGAACTCGCTCGAGTCGCTCGGCCCGCGCAGGTTGACGGCCGTGTCGTCGTCGGGGTCGACGAGCCATGCGCCGGTCGGGTTCGTGGTCAGCGTCTGTGTGGCGTTCCCGCTGGAGTGCTGGGTATGACCGCCGCTGATGACAACCGCTTCGATCTCGTAGGTGTGGGAGACGCGCGGCGTGCCGCCCCAGTAGACCATGCTGTAGGTGGTGCCGCTGACGAACACGTCGGTCGGGTCGATACGTGGCAAGACCTCGACGCCGTCGACGCGCAGCGAGAAGTAGTCGGGCTGCACGGATCGCGTCCAGGTGAGCAGCACTCCGGGGCCGACGCTCGAGGGCGCGAGCGTCGCGGTGAGCGACGGAACGTTGGCCGGCGCGCCGCTGCGGCTGTAGGTGACGGTACCGCTGGTGACGCTGAGGTAGGCAGGGTCGCCGGGGATGCTCTGCCGGTCGACCGTGTCCCACACACGCACCTCAATCGTGAGGCCAATCAGACCGGTGTAGAGGATCCCGGCGGGCAGTGTGATGCTCGTATCGGTGCTGGTGACGCGACCCGTGTCGTAGAGGATGTTGCTGCGCCGGGCGATGCTCACGTTCCACCGCACGATCACGCGGTACGCCTCCTGCGTCGCGCCGGTCAGCGTCCACGAGATCGGCGGGGTGAGGTCGTCGACCGCGCCGCCTGTGGGCGAGACGAGCGTGAGCGTCCCCTGCGGCGTACGCACGAACGGGACGGCGTCGCTCCACCCGCTCGCCAGGTTCGAGTCGTCCCACACCTGGACGCGCCAGTAGCGCGTCGCGCCGCTCGGGACGCCTGCGTAGGCGGTGGCGCCCATGTCCCATTGGCTCTCCGTGTTCGCGACCTTGCCGCTGTCATACTCGGGCGACGCGAAGCTGGTCGACGTCGAGATCTGTACCTGGCTGCTGGTCTGCGTGCCGGCGCCGTCAGGGTCGGCGTAGTTCCAGTTCAGGATCGGCTTGGCGACGTCGATCGCCGCGCCGCCGGCCGGGTGCAGGTCGTCGGGCACGTCGGGCGAGCTCGACCACTCGACCACCAGCATCGGACGGTGGTCAGCGTTCGGCGCCTCGCTCGAGCGCACCTTCCGGATGGCGGTCGTGTTGACGCTGAGGTTGAACCCGAAGAACGCGCCGCCGGCAGCGACGTCGTTCATCATCGCGGTCACGTCGATGTCGATCTCGTCGCCGGCGACCGCGCCGCTGACGGTCACCGAGCCCGCGTTCGTGGCGACGACGCTCGGCCGGCTGTTGTAGGTGACCTTGTCTTCCTGCCACTTCGCCACGATCCGTTTCGCCGTCAGCACCTGCGAGCTGGCCCACGCGTCGCTCGCGACGAGCTTCAGCGTCGCGGAGAAGACGGTCGCGCCCGGCGGGAACGGCACCTTGAAGTAGACCAGGCCGAGCTTCTCGTTCGACCCCGCGTTGCTCATCCACAGCTTGGCCGTGCCGCCATGGTTGATCGTCGGGCCGCCCTGCCCGACGTAGGTGTCGGTGCCGGTGCGGACGAGGGTCATGCGCCCATCCTCTGCAGCTGGCCGCGCCGCTTCGTTGCGCGCCTCTGGACACCGCCAGCGACCTCCTCGATATACCCGCTCATCGATTCCCAGTCGTCGATCACGAACCGCAGACGATTCCCGCCGCCCAGCGGCGAGTTACCGGCCGATTTCCCAAGCGGCACGACGGCCTCATTGCTCCGGCCCTCGCCGATCATTGCGTAGGTCGGCCGCCGCACGATGGCGCCAGTCGCGCCCGGGTGTGCACCGCCGGTCGTCGTCGCCGGCGGCGCGCCGTACCGCTGCGTGCCGATGATGATCTCGTGCGTCGTCATGTAGATGTCGACGTCCTTGCGGCTGGGGATCCGGTTGATCGATTGGGCGAGGATCCGCGCCGCGCGTGCGTAGGCGGCGGCGTGCAGGGCGGCGGCCGCCGCAGACGCGCCCATATGGTTTTCGCCCCCGGCGGCGCGCTCGGCTTCACCGGCGATCTGCCCCATCTGATGCACGAATGTGCGGACGTTCTGTGATGCGGCGCTGTGCGCTTGCGACACGTCGATGCCGCTCGCGGCGAGCTTGTGGTATGCCTGCTGTGCGAGGCCGCTGAGGTGCTGCGACCGCTGGATCACGTTGTCGTACTCCCGCGCGCTGATCGCGCCCGAGGCGATCTTCGCCGCGACCTCGCCCTGCGCGGCGGCGAACTGCTTCGACACGTGCACGTTCGGAAGCGTGCTCTTGTAGTAGACGGCCATCGCGCCCGCCGCCGCCAAAGCGACCGGGCCGAGCAGCCCGAACCCGCCGCCGGCCGCCGCCGCTCCCTCAGCCTCGGCACCTGCAGCCGCCGTCGCCGTGCCCGCGCGAGTCGCCGCGGCCGATTCCACAGTCATCGCCCCCGCGAGCCGCGAAACGAGACTAACGAGAGTCGCGACTCCTCCTGCGAACGTCGCCACCGGCCCGACGAGCGCCGCGATCCCGAGGCCGATCTCGATCGCGTGCTGCTCGTTCTTCGACAGGCCCGAGAAGCTGTCCGCCAGGTGCGCGATGTGGCTGCCGATGTCGAGCACGACGGGGAGCAGGTCATTCCCGATCTTGATCGCCGTCGCGTCGAGCTGCGCCATCTCCCGATTCAGCTTCTGGCCCGGCCCCCCACTCGCCACCTTGAACGCTTGACTCGCGGCGCCCGTCGAGTGCCCGACCAGGTCGAGCGCCTTCGACACGTTCCCCGCGTTCTTGCCGGTCAACGCGAGGTACGCCGTCAACGCGCGGACGTTCGGGAAGAGCTTCCCGATCGCCGCCTGGTTGCCGCCGACCTTCGTCGACAGATCCTGCAACGTCGCGTTCAGCCCCTTGTCGCGGATCTCCTTCCGTACCTCAGCGGCGGACGTCCCCAGCTTGTGGAACTCCTTCTCAGTCTGGCTCGCCGGCTTCAGAAGGCCGGTCAGGATGGCGCGGGCGCCCGTCGCGGCCTGCGCAGCGTCGAGCCCCGTGTTCGTCAGCTCGGACACCGACGTCGCGACCTCGGCGAACGAGACGCCCATCGACTGGGCAACAGGGATCACCTTGCCGAGGTTGTCGGCCAACTCCTGCGGCTCGGCCTTCCCAACCTTCACCGCCTCGGTCAGGATGTCCGTCGCCCGCGCGGCCGATAGCGTCTTCCCGCCGTAGGCGTTGATCGCCGATGTGAGCAGCTGCGCGACCGTCTCGGCGTCGCCCATCCCCGACGCGGCCGCCCGCGCCGACGCCGCCGTGATCGGCAGCACCTGATTCACCTTCGCGCCCGAGCTCGCGACGAAGTAGAGAGCGTTCGCGAGCTCCTGCGGTGACTGGCCGATCTTCGGCGCCAGCTCGAGGATCTGGTCGCTCCATGCTTTCGTCTGCTTCGCCGACGCGCCGGTCAGCGCCTGGACATGGTTGATCGCAGTGTCGTAGTCCAGCGCCATCTTCGTCGCCGCCGCGCCAGCCGCGAGCACCGGCAGCGTCACGTACCGGCTCAGCGTCCGACCCGTCGTGCTCAGGCCACGCGAGAGCCGCTGCGTCTTCGCCTGGAACCCTGTCAGCGATGCGCTGCTGCGTCCCAGAGCTGCCTGCAGCGACTTCGAGCTGCCGATAATCTCGACTTCGATCCGACGCGACGCCATCAGAGGCACCGCCAGGGACGCTCAGGCGGCTGCTGGGCCGCCGGGTATCCGTCGCGGCAGTCGTGCCGCAGGATTGCCCGCGTGGCGGGAGAGGGCGCCGTGTGGCGCGTCAGCCGCCGCGGACGATCCTGCGCCCGACCCTGTATGCCGCGTCCATCTGCGCCGGCGTCAACACACCGACCTGGAGCGGCGGGACGCTGCACGCACCGAGCTCGGGCCGCCAGTACGACGCTGGCTCCTCGCTGGCTGGGCCGAAGATGTTCTGCCACGCCTCCCACCACAGCCGCGCGTGGCGCTTCTCCGCGGCGGCTATTCGGGCTGTGGTTCGGGAGGGTCCGGCTGGTCACCGTTCACCTTCGGTCGGAGGTGGATACACCGCAGCGGAGCGGCGAGTAGCGCTTCGACGGCGCCCGGGTCGTCGGCGTGGGCGTGGCCGGCCTTGCGCATCGCGATCAATGCGCAGGCGACGTGGACGTCCCAGTCGCCGGCGTCGATCGCGTCCGAGAGCTCGTTCGCGCGGACGCCCGACAGCTTCTTGATCAGGTGCAGGTCGTTCCCGTTGACCTGTCCCCAGTCGAGCTCATACTCGCCGTCGAGCGCGAGCACGTCCTTCACGGTGAAGATGTCGACGACGCTCATGCGCCCTCGATGATCGTGGCGAGCGCCGCCTCGGCCGCCGCCTCGATCTCCTCGGCGTTCTCCTGGAGGGCGGGGATGAACGCCTGGCGCATCTGCAGGGCGCCGTAGTCCGGCCTGGCGCCGGTCACCTTGCGGGCGCGCTGGGTGACGCTGGCGCCGGCGAGCGTGACCTTCGGCCCGATCGTCGAGACGCTCGCGCCCTGCCACTTCTCCTTCGCCCGGGCGTCGCGGGCGACGGGCGCCGCGGCCGCGCGAAGTGCAGCCCGCAGTTCGGGGCGGAGCGTCCCCGTCATGCGCTTGAACGCGCGCTGCACTTCGCGCAGCCCCGTCACCTTCACGGTGACCCCGTCGACGGATCGACCAGGCATCGCTACGACGTCGCCCGGGTCAGTCCCGCCTGGGAGGCGTTGACGAACGTGACAGGCGTGTCCGCCGCATCGCCGACCGCGCCCGAGATCGGGTTGTAGTTCAGCAGCAGCGCCGACATGCTGTACTCCGGGTTGGTCGCCGACTTCGCGCCGGCGGCGGCCCGCACGGCGACCGTGAAGGGCGTGTTCGACGTCGAGAGCGGCCACAGCAGCGCGTCGATCGCCGAGGCGCCGAAGTCCTGGTAGACGGTCATCGTGATCTGCGCGTCGCCCAGGCCGGCCAGGTGCTCCGTGTTGGCGGCCTGGAAGCCGGTGACGTCGACGTCGGCGCGGCTGGTCTCGACCGACACCTCGTGGACGTAGTTCGAGATGTCCTGGCCGTTGACGGTGATCTGGGGGTTCTTCCATACGAACTTCGCCATGGTCTGGCTCCTCCTCGGTTAGGGCTGGCGGGCCGCGCTGATGCAGGCCACGGTGACGGACGTGATGCCGCTGTAGGTGACGAAGTCGTTGCCGGCCGGTGTGCCGGCTGGGTCGGCGTATTGCTCGGCCGGGAACGGCCCGATCATCCGCTCGCCCGCGGCGGGGACGGAGACGGAGACGTCGGCGATCGCGAGGCCGCCGGGGGCGGTGCCGGGCGTCGCGACGGTGACCGTGATCGCGCTGCCACCGCCGTTCTTGACGTGCAGGAACGTGTCCTGGTCGGGCGTGAAGTTGTCGCCGGGTGCGTTCGTCGCCGCGGCGTACGTCGGCGCGACGCCGGTGTTGGTGATGACCTGCTTGGTGAGGGTCGCCACGCGCTACTCCTTCGTCTCGGTCTTGGCCGTCTTCTTGGTGGTCGTCTTCGCCTCGGTGTGGAACTGGCGCGGCGCCGACGGGCCCGGCCCTTCCGGCCTCGTCGGCACGGGGCGTTCGAGGCCGCCGAGCTCGACCTCGCCGTCGAACGTGACCTGGTTGGTCGTCTCCTCGATCGCGCCCTGCTCGACCAGCCGCTGGGCGTGCTCGGGGTTGATGTCGGCCTCGAAGACGAGGCCAGGCGCGACGCCGTGCGTGGTGAACGGGCCGATGACCTTGAACCGCTGTTTCATGCTGGGCTCCTCCTACTCCTCGTCTGCGGGGATGACGTTGATCGTCCACTCGGCGCCGAGGACGTTCGCTCGGCCCTGGGTCATGTACTGGCGGTAGCCGCTCGACTGGGTGACGGTCAGGTCGCTGATGACGCCGCCGAGGGTCAGATCGGCCTCGAGCGCGGCCTTGATGCTCGAGGGCCCGATGCGGGCGAGGTAGCGGTCGAGGATCTGCTGGCTGCCTATGTCGCCGGCGTTCTCGCTCACGAACACCTGGAGGGTGAACTCCCACGTCTCCATGCCGTTGCCGAATGCCTGGTGGTAGGCGATCTGCGACGGGAAGACGTGGGCGGCCGGCGGCGTCGGGTTCGCGAGCATCCACGGCGACACCTGCAGGTCGTCGACGCGCGATGTGATCGCGTCGGCGAGCGCCTGGCGGATGTTGGTGAGCGTGTCGCTCATACGATCAGGCTCCGCCTTCCGCCTGTGACGGGCTCCATCGCCATCTTGATGTCGGGGTCGCTGGTGATCTCGCGGACGCGGGCGACGGCGCCCTCGAGGCCGAGCGCGACGATCCCGAACGGCGCCTCTCGCATCCTGCGCAGGAACCGCGTCGCGGTCAGCTTGGTCGCGAACACAACGCCGCTCGGCACCATCTCCCAGCCGAACTGGCCGGTGATGCGGATCGCATCGGTGCCGCTGGGCAGCTTCCGCACGCGCGCTCCGCGGACGAGCTCGAGCTCGGTGTACGGCTCGCCGTTCCCGGGCGGCGTGAGCGTCGTGAGACCGTTGATGGTCGGCAGGAGCCGGTAGTCGCTCGGCTGCAGGACGGTCGAGTAGGTGCCGCCGCCGCCGGCGAACGGGTCGTAGCCCCAGCGACGGTCGAACAGGTCGCCGTAGACGTAGTCGAGCGCGACCTCGCTGATCGAGATCGCGCCGTCCAAGCTGACTGTGCGGTCGTCCGCCCGGGTGTAGTACCTGGCCTCGCCCGCCTCGCGGAGCATCCACGGGCCGCCGTATGCCTCGTCGATCGCGCGGCTCGCTGCCTCGACGGTGATGTCGATGTCGGCGTCGGCGAAGGTGAATCCCTGAAGGCTCAGCGTCTTCTTGTAGTCCTCGATCCCGACATAGCGGCGTTGCTGGCTCTCGGCCGTCGGCCCGATCGTCCAGACCAGGAAACCGACGTTGGGGAAGGTGACCTGCTGGCTCGCCTTCGTCGCCGTGATCTTGACCAGGTAGTCACCTGACGCCCCGGTCTGAGAGCCGTCGAGCTGGATGCTGACGTTGCCCTTCGTGCCGTCGTTGCCGTCGCCGACCTGGTCGTTGTCCATGTCGACGGCGTCGAGGATCGCGGCGCCGCCGCGGACGGGTGTGACGGTCAGCTTGATGTCCGCGCCCTGGATGTCGACGGGGTCGCCGTTCTCGTCGCGCAGCGTCTCGGTGACGAGGGGGGCGTCGCCCTGGCCGATGAAGAAGTCAGTGGTCACAGCTCCGTCCTCCCAGAGTCGCCGTCCGCCGATGTGTCGCCGCTCGGGCCCGAGGCGCCGGTACGGCCACGGGCGGTGGTCAGGATTGTGCGGCCGGTGCGCGCGACGAACGCCGTCAGTCGGCTGGCGTGCGGCGGCCAGATGCCCGCGTGGACGAGCGGCGTCAGGATAAGGTCGGCGGTCGCGCTCGCTCCGCCGGCGAGGGTGCGCCCAGCTCGGCGGGCGAGCGACGCCGATGCGGATACGCCGGCGGTGAAGCCGCGGCGCGCGGTCTTCGCGAGCGTCGCTGTTGCGGTGGCGAGCGTGGTGAGTGCCTTGCCGGGACTGCGTGTGAGGGTCGCCGACGCGGTCGCTGTCGCAGCGAACGCTCGAATCGGCAGACGGCGCAGCGTCGCGCTCGCCGTGGCCGCGTTCGGCGTTAGCGTCCGCGCCGGCGTCTTCGAGATGGTCGCACTGGCGGTCGCGGGCGAGGTCGTCAGCGTCCGTGCGGGCCGCTTCGACACGGTCGCGGAGGCGGCTGCGCTCGGCGTGAAGGTATGGGCGACGCTGCGGACGAGAGCCGCCGATGCGGTCGCGGCGCTGGTGACCAGCAGCAGCGTCTTCACCTTGGTAAGGGTCAGCAGGCTCGATGCGCCCGCCGCCGTGGAGAACGTCTTGCCCGGCTTCCTGGCGAGCGTGGCCGAGGCGGTCGCGGTCGGGGCCATGACGCGGTTCGGCTGGCGCGAGAGGGTCGCGCTCGCGGTGACGAGCGACGTCACGAGCGAGACCACCTTGACCTTCGTCATGGTGAGCGTCGCGGCGGCGGTCGCGGTCGGCGCGAAGACGCGGGTCGGCTGGCGCTGGAGCGCGGCCGCGGCCGTGGCCAGCGGCGTGAACCGCTTCTGCGGCTGGCGCGTGACGGTCGCAGTCGCAGTCGCTGGCGAGGGCGCGAGCGTCTTCCCCGGCGTGCGGGCAAGGGCAGCGGACGCCGTGGCCAGAGCCGCGAGCACGCGGCGCGGGGTCTTCGCGATAGTCGCGGTGGCCGTTGCCAGGCTCGTCGTGAATACATGGCTTGCCTGCCGAGCCAGCGTGGCGGACGCGGTCGCCTGTGGGCTGCGCACGATCCGAGGCTGCTTCACGAGCGCGGCCGAGGCGGTCGCGAGCGCGGTCAGCTGGATCGTCGCGTTCGTCGGGCCGGCGCCACCGAGGATGCCCCGGCTGATCTCGGACCGCGACCAGCGCGCCTGCACACGGAAGTTGAGTGGTGCGCGCAGGCTGCCGACTATCTGTACTCCCTGCGTGCGCTCACACACGTGCTCGTAGCGGTGCCACCACCCGTTCTCGCGCGGCCTGCGCTGCAGGCGGCGCTGCCCCACGTCGAGCGGCGAGTCGTCGAAGCCCACGTAGTTGTCGTAGGCCACGCCTGTGCCCGTGTTCACGTTGGCGCTCATGCTCGCCTGCTCGCCGTCGATGAGTTGCGGTGCCGCCTGTGGGCGTGGGAAGCCGCGGTGGCGCGTAGGTGTGAGCCGCTCTTGGCCGGCGCTGGCCAGGTAGTACGGGTTGCCGACGAGTGTGCCGTTCAAGCTCTCGAGCCGCGCGGCGGTGCCGGCGAAGCCAGGGCTGCGAGTGTTCCCCTCTTCGGGCGTCTCGCCAGTCACCGTGGCGCCCGTCATACGCTGCCACGTCCACCGCTGGATCGTGGTCGCTGTGCTCTCGACCAGGAGGCTCAGGCGGGTGACGATCACCAGGCCGGGGTTGGCTGGGAGCGCGTAGGCGCCGAACTTGTTGTTCGTGCGGATCCCGCTCGTGCCGACCGTGTACCGGCTCACGGCTAGAGCTCCTCCCAGATGAGGTGGATGCTGACGACGCTCGTGCCGCTGTTGCTGCGCAAGCTGAGCTGCTCGCTGTTCACGAGGTAGAGCTCCTCGCCCGGGACCGGCACCCACCTGTCCGAGCCGCCGAAGGTGTTGGCGGCGAGCCATGCAAATGGGTTGCCGCTGAGCGTCGGCTGTGTCGTCCAACCCGTCGCGAAGGTGGCGACGGCTGCCGGGCTGCGCGTGCTCGCCTTCTCAGGCGTCTGGTTCGTCGGCGTCGCGCCGCCCGTGCTGCGCTGCATCGCGAGGCGTTCCACCGCGCTCGCCGCACTCTCGCCGGC